GCCGGTCGCGCCGCCGCCCGGATTGGGCTGCCCTGCAACCTCTACCGCCCGCCAGACCTCCGCCAGTCCGGCACGTCAGCACTTGATGATCCAACCGGGCAGGATCGCTTTCGTCTGCGCCTGAACGCAATCTTCCTACCCCTCGGCGGCAAAATCCGTCGCCCGGTGCCCGCCACCGATCCGTTATGGGAAGTCGCGATTGACGCAGGCTACACCCAGCCGGGTGACATCTTGATCCGGCGCTATGACGGTGAAGTCTTCTACATCGCCGCCCAACAGCCATTGCTGCCGGTGCTGTGCGTCCACGCGCCCCGCCGCGTGACGATCAAACGCGCCGCTTCGGCAACTGTCGCCGGGATGAACCTCTATGGCGGCACTGTGACGTCACTCGACGCTGTGATTGCCGCGAACTGGCCGGCCTCCATCCTCGCGGCAGGCAGCCAGGGCACCGGCCTCGCCTCGATCCCGGCCGAGTTGAACCCGGGCACATGGCAAGTCCTGCTGCCGCCCAGCCTTCGCATCGAACTGCTCACCACCGACATCCTCGTTGATGACCGGGGCCGCAGCGGCGTGATCGCCGGCATCGAGACCACCGAATACGGCACCAGGCTGACGGTTCAAGCTGCTTCGACGTAAGGGCGAATATCATGGCCGACCTCTCTGACGTCGAAACCGCCATCGCGGCTTTGGTGGAAGCAATCCTCTATCCGCAAGGCACCAGTGCACCCTCCATCCTCGGCACGCTCACCCGCGTCTATCGCGGCTGGCCCAACCCGGCGGCGCTCAATACCGATTTGGCGGCGGGCAATGTGAATATCACCGTCTTTCCAGACGCCCAGGCCCGCCGAAACACCACGCGCTTCATCGACCCACCAACGCCCGCCGCGCCTGTCGCACCAACATTGACCGTCACGGTCTCAGGGCAGAGTGTTACGTTTGGTGGATCCGCCAGTCTTGGCCAACTCGCAGGCCTGTTGATCGACAATGCGGCTTTCGTCCACCGAACCCAGCCCGGCGACACCCCCGAAGGCGTTGCCGCTACCCTGGCCGCCTATATCCGCACCAGCCGCATCGCCCAACTCTCCGGTGCAAGCATCACCATTCCAGGAGCGGGCAGCGTCATCGGTCGTGTGGTGGCTGATCAGTCAGCGCAGGCCGAAACCCGTAGGCAGCTTCAGACCATCCGTCTGTCCTGTTGGTGTCCCACGCCCACCACGCGCGACGCCGCCGCGGCTGCCATAGATCAGGCGTTGTCGCTTACGAATTACCTCGCCATGCCCGACGGCACCGCCGCCCGCCTGCAGGAAGCAGGCACGCTGGTGTTCGACCAAAGCCAGAACGCCAATCTCTACCGGCGCGATCTGCTGCTTGAAGTCGAATACGCCACCACAGCCAGCGAAACCCTGCCCGCGATGATTTTCGGGCTCTCTCGATTGCTTCCCAACGGGAACGCCACCCAAACCCTCCTCGGCTGAAGGATTTTCCATGAACCATCATCTCGTCGTGGTGCGCCCGTTCGGTGCGCATCAGAAGGGCGATGTCATCACCGACGCCGCCGAAATCGCGAGCATCCTCGCCTCGCCCAATGCCGACCACGTTGTGCGCATTCCGGCATCGAAGGAGGCCTGATCCATGCCGATTGTCCAGCAAGGCAGCATCAACACCACCGCCCTCGTGGTGCCTGATCTCTACGTTCAGATTGTTCCGCCGCAGAATTTGCTGCTGAACGGCGTGCCCACCAATGTCGTCGGTGTCGTCGGCACCGCCAGTTGGGGGCCGGTTGGCCAGCCCTCGATCCTCGCCACCATGACCGACTACGCGAGCACATTTGGCCCACTGATCGCCCGCAAATACGACATGGGCACCCAAATCGCGACCGCCGTGCAGCAAGGAGCGTCAAATTTCCGCTGCGTGCGCGCAACCGACGGCACTGACACCGCCGCAACCCTCACGCTGCCCGGCACCAGCTTCACCCTCGTGGCCCTCTACACCGGCAGTCTGGGCAATCAGATTGCAGTCACCCTTGGCGCGGGCAGCAAGGCCGCCACGTGGCGACTGACCCTGACACTTCCAGGCCTTCAGCCGGAAGTCTTCGACAACATCGCTGGCAGCGGTGCCACGTTCTGGACCAACCTCGCCTCTGCCATCAATTCCGGCACCGGCCTGCAACGCGGGCCGAGCCAATTGGTCGTCGCGAGTGCCGGTGGAAGCTCTGCCGCTGTCTCGGCGTTCTCCACCAATTTTGCCGCGGGCACGCCAGGCACCGACGGGGCAGGGGGTGCAACCGCCGCCACGCTGATTGGCAGCGACGTTGTGCCACGGCACGGCATGTATGCGCTGCGCGGCCAAGGTTGCTCCATCGGCCTGCTTGCCGATGCCGATGACAGCACGCAATGGACAACCCAGGCGGCGTTTGGCTTGCAGGAGGGGCTCTATATGATCCTCACTGGCCCAGCTGCTGACAACATCACCAACGCGGTGGCCACCAAACAGGCGGCTGGGCTGGACACTTATGCGTGTAAGCTGATGTTCGGCGATTGGATTTGGTGGAACGACCAAGCCAACGCCTCCCTGCGCCTCGTCTCTCCACAGGGCTTTGTCGCAGGGCGATTGGCCAATCTCTCGCCCGAACAATCCTCGCTCAACAAGCCGCTCTTCGGTGTCGTCGGCAGCCAGAAATCCGGAACCCCCGGCACCACGCAGCAGGCCAGCTACTCATCGGCTGACCTCGGCGCACTGCTCGCCGCAGGCATCGACGTGATCGCCAACCCGCAACCAGCGGGCAGTTTCTGGGGTGTGCGCGGCGGTCATAATTCCAGTTCGAATGCCGCCACCAACGGTGACAACTACACCCGCCTGACCAACTACATCGCCGCCACGCTCGCCTCCGGCATGGGGCAATATGTCGGGCAGGTGATCAACCAATCCCTGTTCCGCCGCGTCCGCGCCACGCAACTGAGCTTCCTGCAAGCCATGCTCGGCCAAGGGCTGCTCGGCAGCACGGACGGGTCACTGCCGTTCAGCGTGATCTGCGACACCTCCAACAACCCAGCCAGTCGCACCGGGTTGGGCTACGTCCAATCCGATGCGCAGGTTCGTTACCAGGCGATCAACGAGAAATTCATCGTCAATATTGAGGGCGGACAGACCGTGCAGGTCCAGCGCCAGACCCTTCCGGGCGCGCCCGGCAGCCTCAACGCATAAGGAGCGGCACCGATGACCAGCACCGTCTTTTCCATTGGCCGCGACTGCCAACTTGTCGTCCTCGGCCCTTATGGTCGCATCGACCTCACGCACGTCACCGGCTTCGAGGCCCGCCAACTGACCGCACCGGTGCGCGTTGACCGCATCGACGGCACCCAACTCGCCGCTGAATTGCCGAAAGGTTGGGAAGGGCAGTTCGACCTCGAACGCGGCGGCTCGGCGGTGGATGATTTCATCGCCAAAATCGAAGCAGCCTATGTCAACGGCAGCGCCGTGCCCAGTGGCACGCTCTACCAATATGTCTCCGAGCCGGACGGCAGCACCAGCACCTATCAATACAATCAGGTGGTCTTCAAGCTCACCCAATCCGGCCAATGGCGCGGTGATCAGAGCGTCAAACAACGCCTTGATTTCTACGCCGCCCGTCGCGTGCGAGTCTGATAACCACAGGAGCCAATGATGACTCCATCTCAGCAATACCTCACCACCACCGAGACCGTGCAGGACGCCGCTGGTCGAAGCCTCAGCCTGCGGCGCCTGAACGCTCTCGATAAACTCCGCCTCTTCAAAGCCGCTGGCCCTGTCCTGGCGCAGAACCCGCTCTGGCTCGGCATGGCAACGCTCGCCTGTGCGGTCATCGAGATCGACGGCATCCCTATCCCGTCTGCGATCAACGAAGCGCAGATCGAAGCCCTGGTCGGAAAACTCGGTGACACCGGCATCGCCGCCATCGCCAAGGCGCTCGGCCCCGTCCCGGATGCCCCAAGCTTGGCCGATCACGCGGGAAACTGAGCAGGCACCCCGAGTTGGTGGATTGTCTCTATCTCCTCCGAAACGGGGTGCCGTTCGACGTTGCCTTTTCGCTGCCGCCTGAAGATCGCCTTGCCTGGATCGCAGCCCTTGGGCGGCTTGATGGGCGGGAGTTCGATTTCACCCGCATGGAATGGGTGCAGACAGCATGAAACTTGCTCTCCTGGCCTCCCGCTTTGGTGCCGATCTGGAAGAAGTGCTGACGGCGGCACTCGCCGATGAGGCACAGGCGCTGGCCACTGCCTTGCGCGAAACCCTCGCAACCTCGCCCGGCGGCCCGCACAGCCATCCCTGGCAGCGAACCGGCGCGCTGCATAACAGCATCGGGGTGGCGGAATCTGCGACCGAAGCCGTCATCGGCAGCAACGATCCTGTCGCGCTCTACCAGGAACACGGCAGCCCAACCCTGCCGCCACGCCCCAGCTTCGGCCCTCTCGCCGCCATCGCAGGCTCCGGCATTGCCCATCGCCTGGGCCAAATCGCCCACGACGCCATCGCACCATTGAACGGGAAGTGACATGGACGATTACCTCATCGGCATCCGCCTCGCCCTCGACAACGGCGTCAGCGCCGGACTGGCCTCCATTCGCGCCGATCTCGCAGCCCTGGACACCGCCATTGCCACCTCAGCGGAGGGATTGCGCGCATTGAGCGAGTTCAGCGCCAGCGCCCCGATGCCCGTGCAGCAGGCAGTGCCGCGCCCGGCGTTGCCTGCGAGCGCTGAGCAAGCCCCCGCTGCTCCGCCAATGCTGCCAACAAGCATCTCCGCCAATGCGCAGGGGACGCCGCCCATCAGTGCCCCCATCGTGCGCATCGACCCACCTCAAAGTGCCCCGCTCGCCCCATTGCAGATGCCTCTGCCTCCAACACCCAACAGCGGCACTATCCCACGCGATCAAAGCAGCCCGGCACTGCAACCCGCCGCCGCACCGGTGATCAATCTTACCGCAACGGCCAGTCGCATGACGCCACCGCAGATGGCGGCAGCACCGGCATCGTCAAACTGGCCAACCGCGCCATCGGCACCCGTTC